TTCAGAAACAGTATCATCCGAGTAATCTGGACTAATAAATGCTACACAATCTCTACGAGATTCTACGATGTTGTCGATAATGTAATTAGCCAATCCAGTTGTACCCTTAGCTTTACCCTGAAGAACGAAAGAAATGTCTACATCACTTCCGTCTTTGAACAAGTCGTATCCTTTTACAACATCGCCCAGTGCAACACCAGCTTCATCCAAACCATCAGAACCACCAGTAAGTGCTTTCTGAGAAGTAGATCCTGTCAAAGTTGCATTGTCGGCAGACAATGAAATCCAACCAGACTTATCAGTTAGTACATCAGTAATGAAGCTAGAAGATCCGTCAAAATACTTAGTACCAGGTGTCATAGATACATTTTCGAATTTTTCAATGATTGATCCTACTGTTCCTGTGATTTCACCGTCAATATCTTTAACCAAAACATGTGCTGTGCCAACTTCTGGCTCGGCATCAAATAAAAGATGATCACCCCATTGCTTGTTGTAAGAAGTATTGCTTGAACCAGTAGCTAGTGCAGTAATACCAGTGTATCTGCTTGCGAAAGTCAATTGAACTTCAAGAGCCTCACTGCGAACAAAATTCTGTACTGAATTACTATCAGCAGAGTGAGCGTTAAACTTAATGTTCTTAGGAGTTGCATCTTCGTGATTTAATGCATCTTCATATGTCAACGCTAACTTAATTGCACGAGTAGATGTACCAACTGCAATTTTTTTACCCTGATCGGCTTTTGTAGTAGAACCATCATTAACTCTGATAGCATAGTATGTTTGACCATTAACTAATGTGCCAGTTGAGTCATCTGCAAAAGTTGTAGTTATTAGAGAGAAACCATTTGAATCATATGTAATTGGATCTCCAGTTGCAACAGCATCTGCATCAGCCGCAGTAGCTGAAAGAACAATAATATTAGATTCTAATACGCTAACACCATCTTCTTCATTAGTGATTACTGCTTCTGCCACTAGACCACCAGCAGAAGATGCATCTGTGTTATCATCGACTTGAACGCCAAATGAAGTAGTAGTACCACTACCACCAATAACTTCTCTTTTAGTAATTTTTAGATCGCTCTGAACTGCGGATGAATGGGTAGGTATAATAACATCACCAACTACGATATTAGCGTATTGTGCTGTAGTTAGACCGCTGATAGTACCAATGTTAGAACTTGGAGTAATCTCAAATGCACCAACACCGGCAACTGGAGCATATGCACCATTTACACAGTGAGATACACCGATAGAATTACCCAATTTGCCTTTATATTTTGCTGTAAAGTTTTCGCCTGCTTCGGTAGCCGCCGCAGTAGTTGAATCAGTAACACGAACAACATATAAAGCATCGCTGTAACTTAAAAAGTTAGCCGCAGTGAAAAAGGTTTCGTGATTTTTCCAAGTGTTAGTATTCTGCGCCAAATCTACATAATAGTTGGCAGGTGCGCCAAATCGATTAACTAATTCTTGTTCTGAAGAGACTAACACTCTTTCGTTTTCTGGACCCCATCGAAATACACCTGCGATAGCACCTTCAGTTGTTCCAACTGCGGGTGTACTATTCGTAAGATCAACTTCGCTGACGTTTATGCCTGGACTTGTTTGAAAGGCCATTGTTGATTTCTCCTTGTTTATTTTGTAAGTTACAAACTTCTTTTATTTTCTATATTTATAATAATCTGAACTTAGAGCAACCAGCTATTATCGTTATCTGCAACAGATACTACTTTACGCTCGTCACTATTCATGTCATAGTCGTTAAAGCCAATAGGCAATAAACTTTCTGCTAATTCTTCTTCGTTTCTCTGTCTTAGATTATTAACTGTGTTGATATTAGTGATTTCTTTGAAGAATAACTGATCAGTCATCCAACCAAACAATACTAAACCCATAGTCAAATCATCGTGACATCCAGATTCCGCCTCGTAGGAATTACCCTTCCTAGAAAATGTCGAAAGTTCGTTAATTGTATCAAAGTCATTCAATATAAGTTGATCTTGCTCAACTAACATTTTGAGCATATTACATCCAACGGATTTAACTGCTTTTGTTGTTCGAATGCCCTTATCTGCTTTCTTTGAGAATCCAGTAGATATTCTTTTACCCGATCTACCTGCGGATTCTGTGAACATGAGTGTTTCCACTTCAAATTCATAATGCAATGTCTCTGAGACTTGCTCACCTATATCATTGACTTCCACTAAGGTGTAAGCCTCATTATAACTCTTTATACTTCTATATATGATTTCAGCGTAGTCGATAGGTGTTATCATATTGTCCTTAAAGACACAAACTTGTCTATAAGGCATCTCCGTAACATCTATAATCTGAAATGCTGAGTAATCTAATCCCTTTCCTCTCGAAACATCAACAACACAGCAATATGTGTGATCTTTCTGGGGTTTCTCATATACTTTCATATGTTCTGTTTGACCAACTGGAGTTCTGGGAACAAGACTTTTTAATTTGCTTCCCTCAATAAGAGTTCCAGAAGATCCTAAAAATCCACACTCAAATTCTTGAGCAAACTTTTGAGTATCGTGATCCATAGCCGCAAGCGTTTCTTTCCTCCAAGCGTCATCACGGCCAGGTACTCTTTCCCACGGCACTTCAACATACTCAAAGCCATTTGTGTCTGCTTTTGCTCCCTCACATGTCTTATAAAAGTGATTGAGTCCATTTGGTGTAGAAGTATACAACATCTTTGTAGTCTTACCAGATGAAATTGTTGGAAACACTGATGCAAAGAACTCATCCCAGTTCTCTACGAAAGCAGTCTCATCAATATACAAGAACGAAATCGATTTACCACGAATCGCACTTGATGAAGTTGAGCCAGCAATAATCTTACATCCATTCTCAAATTCAACAGAACCTTTGTTCCACTCGATTACGCCTTGTTGTAGCCATTTTGGAAGTGCTTCGTATGCAATCTTAATTCGATCAAGTATTTCACGAGCGGCATCACCTTTGTTTGCAAGTAATGCACAAGTCTTGTGTTCGTTAAAAAGAACGTAATGTAGGATTACAGCAACAGCAGTAGTTGTTTTACCTGCCTGTCTTGATGTTACAACAGCAACTCTGCGATTGTTTGTTATTTTATCAACAATCTCTTTTTGATAGTCGTACAGTTTAATAGGAATCAAACCCCTATCTACATGAACGATTTGAATATACTTTTCTGAGAAATATGTTGGATTCTGAGCGCATTTAATGAACTCACCAACCATATCTTGTGTAAACTCAATGTCTATACCCTTTCTTTTTAGGTTGACATTTCCGTTATATCCACGTTCATGCGTTTTAGGCATCGTCTTTCTTCATGTCCTTTAACAACTGTTGAAGTTCGTTTGTCGACCCAACAAACAGATTGTTATTAGTTGTGAGTTTAGGGGAATCTTCCCTAGACTCTTCTTCTACTTTTACTTTGTCTGTAGACATTTTAACCAAGTCTTTGTTAGCATCTACAAGAGTTTTCATAATAGTCGAAACGACTTCATATGCTCTCGGATGCTCTGAAGCCTTAGCTACTTCGAGCATTTGTTCTAACGCCTCTGTTCCAGACTCGATTACATTATAGAAGTTACTTCTAGCGTACTCATAATCTTTATCCATCTTGTCGTCAGTGGGAACTACTGTTCTTTCAACTACCTTTCCCTCAACTACATTATCCAGAGGCTCAAGTCCTAGACTTTTACCTATTTCATCATTCATATTATACTGTTCCGTCTCCGTCTGATATTATAGCCAATGCTTTCCAATCATCGTCTTCGCTTATATTACTGTAAACCACTGATGCCCTTGCTCCGGCAGGCGCATTATCGTGAAAAACTGGTGTGGTATATATCGTGCCTACTTTATACACTACACCACTTGTACTTAAATATGTATTCCATCTTGTTTGATTTTCTGTCGCTGTACCTGATCCCAAATCTGTTATCATCGCTTGTGTTTGCTGATTCGCAAAAGAAGCCACATCTACTGATACAGTGGGATGAA